TGTGTTCTCACTTCTATCCTTCACCCCAGGGTTCAAAGGTGGAGTCTGAGTGCCCCGTAGGGTTGAGCTCCCTGAAGGTTTCTTTGCTGGCTTACCTGAAGCGACGTCCCCTGACGTACCAGTGGCTTCGTTGGTGTCTTCCCTCTTCATCAGGTCTTCCAACAGAGCTTCTCGATTGGACGCGAGGATGGGCTCAATCTGACTGAAGTTGGAACAGGGTACGTTGTTGATGATGACGCCTTCGCAGTCGGTCTCACGTGCGCCCAACACGATGAGTGCACTCTTGTCTCCGGTAGAGCGACGCGCGGTGACAACACGAAGTGCCATGTCGACTTCCTGGCCGATGGCATCTGAGTAGCCAAGATTGGCCAAGCTGCCAACTTTGTCTTCTGCCTCTCGGTTGAGCTGATGCGTCCCAATCATCACGACTGAGTGTTCCATCGCGAGGTCCTTCATGATGCGGCCGACGGTCGAGACTGCCTTCCAATCGGAGTCGTAGGCTTTGCCACCAGGAGCCCCGAGGCGGTAGAAGGAGTCCACAATGACAACGTGTGGTCGATGCTCCTGAATCTTCGACCCGACGAAGGTGATCGGTTGCCCTGTCGCCTTGGCCACGACGAATGACCCACGATGTTCTTCCGCAGCATGCTCTTGGTAGTTGAACTGCTCGTTGTCGGTCTCTGCCTCGATGACCCCCGGAAGGTTCATCGAGTCAATCATCGCGCCGATGGTCTCGAACAGCGCATCCTCGTCTTCCTTCTTGAGGTCCCCCTTCTTGAAGCTGGTGTAGGGGACTGCGGCAAGGAATGCGACGAAACGCAGCATGACCTGGCGTGAGGGCATCTCGGGTGAGATGAACAGCACTCGGGCATTGTGCACGCGCACGAGATACGCAGCGATGAACAGCGCCACAAAGGTTTTGCGACTCTTGGGGCGACCTGCAATCAAGTAGAACTCACCCATGCGCATGCCTTGGGTGGCGTCATTGATTGCAGGCCACGGCCATGGCAGGCCCGACTTGAGAATCTCCTTGTTCTGGTAGTCCTCCAAGATATCCAACGCTGCGTCATCGAATGACAAGTCCCTTGAGGGGGCTGAGTCGCGCATGACGAGGTCGAAGGAATGCCTGACTGCTCGGAGCTCACTGATGGGGTCAGTGGCAGTGAGCGCAGACAGCATCTTGTCGGCGAGCTCTTGGATTTGCAGTCGGGTCTTCGACGCGCGCACCTCGTAGACCAAGCCCGGGATGTCCACCTGAACGGCGGGCACCGGGAGCATGATGTGAGGGAAACGGTCTCGAATGACTGATAGGGATGGAACGCGCCCCTGCCCTTGAGTGATTTGGGGGTAGCGCAGAATGAAGTCAAAGAGCGACTCAGCTCCGTTGTCGGTGCAGTGCTCTCGCCGAAACTCCCCTTTGAGGATCGGACTTACGTCCCCTTGTTGAATCATGGCCGCAATCAGATCGAGTGGAATGCTGGACACCCAAGGGCCTCCTGGTGAGAAAGGGCGCTGATGTTGTGGATAGGCGCGAAGGGAGGCAAGAGCTAAACAAAGACCACCATGGCTAGTGGTGGTCTTTGTTCAACAACACTGCGCCTGGGGCTAGAAGAGGAGCTTGTAGAGAACGGCCCCCGCGAGGGCGTTTTCAGTGTACCTGTCGTCGTTGGTGAGGTATTGGGCGCAGGTCTCGGATACCGCCTCAAACACCGACAGCGCGGAGTGTTTGCGCACTACCCGCTTGTACGTGGTCACGCACTTTTGGACGAAGCCCTCGCGCGAACCCGCACTCGCAAGTAGCGATGAGAGCACCCCAATCGCTATTTCCTCGGAGGAGTACGTCGTAGCCGTGAGCATGGGCAACTTCGCTTCGAGGTCCGACCACAGCAGTGCTGCCTTCGCGAAGGCATCACGGAACTCTGTCCGCAAGTCGATGTTGCCTCGGTGGATGCGCTTGAGCAGCGTCTTGTGCTCGATTACTGCGGGGTTCTTCGTCGTGTTGAGGCCAAGGTACGGAATCACATACAGCGAGGTGTACCCCACGTCACTGTTTCGGATGAGCACGCCTGGGTTGCACACGAAGGAGGTTCCCTGAATCGTCAGCTGCCGTGGGCTCTGCAAGTAGGCGTAGAACGCCCTGTCGGTGATACCCGAAGCCTCTGTGAGCACCTCGGTGTCATGCGCAGCCTCTTGCATCACTGCGTCCATGACACTGGCATTGGGGAGGTCTGCATACTGCTTGCTGACGATGCCGCGGACGAACCGGACATCGTAGCCATCGACAGCCTTCATCGTGCGAATCTGGCGGTCGTTCAACGCATGCAGGCGCACGTTGAGCTCTTTGACCTGGGTCTCCTGCGGGACAAGGCTGAACCAGTGCTCTCGCACCCCAAGGAGGGACAGCAGCTGCTGGCGACTCCACTCCGTGAAGAAGTAGCTGTACTGGTCCTCGTTGCCGTGTTCGCGGAACGTGATTTTCAGGCCCACTGAGCCAACATCATCTTCTTCAAGGTGAATGCTGGCGTAGGTCATCGAGAGGTCGAGAGACTGCTCATGGTAGTGAAAGTCGGGAAGATGCCGAGAAGCCTCTTCGTCGACCCTAGCCTTGAGCGCTATCAGGCTCTTCTGATGTGCGGGAGCGGGGTTCGTTGATGGTGGTGAGGATGTCATTGCGAACCCTGGTAGGTGGAGTTGATGTTGGTACAACGAGGCCCTCAGTTCCTGGGTTCTCGAAGTGAGTGGATGCAGCCTGGCTGATGAGTAGGTCGCTCAACCGATGAATGAGCTCACGTACGTCTGGGTCATCCTCTACGGGGCGCGAATGCCGCATGACCCCGTGCACTCGGTCCTCTGCATCGACGTATGTGATTTCGTACGTGAGCACAGAGCCCGAGATGCTGATGGTGTTCAGTCCGATGCGCTTCCCTTTGAACCCCTCGTTCATGTTGGGCTCCGATCACGGTGGAGCGCTTCAATGTCTTCTCGAAGAACGGCGTCAGCGGTGCGCACCGCCTCGCTGTTGTGGTGGATGCACTCGCTGAGGGCTGCATCAAGCGCGGCCGCGATTTTCTCGACGGTTGAGTCACATGGGACCTCAATCGAGGTACCCACCTTGATTGAGCTGAACCCCGGACCACCGATGGTCTCCATCACCTCGCGCCGAACCATGGCGTGGGGCCCGTTGCCGGTCACCAGAATCTTGAACCTGTCTGCCATGTCGTTCTCCGTGATTGTTTTCGAGTAGCACTGCTCACTCACCACTGACCCATCCCGCCGAAACACCTCAATGACGAGAGTCCCTGTGGGCTCAGCCACTGAAGACCGTAGGCACTGAGGGACCGCCAGAGATGCGTGTTGTGTCCGGCACCTTCACGACTTTCACCACCTCTTGCGAGATTTTGCCGGCAGACACCGCGTTGTTGAACTTGTTCGTGTCGACGGTGTACGTAACTTTGGCGTACTTCTTCGCCTCTTGGGCCCCTAGGGCATCCTCAAGCGCCTTGAAGTCGTACTTGCTGGCGGGCGTGACTTTGAAGTCCTTGAAGTTCTTCCCAACAAGCTCTGTGTTGTTGCGCAACGCCTCTTTCAGCACGTCCAGCGAGTCACTCAGAGCTACTGAGAGCTCTTCGTACTCCTCGAGCGTTGCAGCTATAGGCTTGAGGTCCTTGCTGTTTCGGAACGCGCGCAACGTTGCCAGCGCGGTGTCATACGCCGCCTCCGCCGCTATGAGTTCAGCCCTGCTCATCTGATACCTCCTTTGCCATTGTCTTCTCCTCGTTCTTCAGCACGAAGTCCACGTATGTGCGGGCTCCGACTAGCGTGTTCAGCATCACAGCATGTGGGCCATGCGCGGCGCTGCTTGGGTTCCCCAAGATGGTTGTGGTGTCAGGTACTGCGTACACCGGGTACTTCGTGTCGAAGTACCGACCCTTGCCCGCGGTCTTGCCCTCCGCTCGGTCTTCTGGGGTGGCTGCATACAGGATGCAGTCGTAGCGCTTGCCGACGGCCTCAGTGAACTTGGGCAGCCGTCCGCGCGCAAGGGTCTTGGTGGCGTGCTCCCCGAGGGAAATCACAACACGTGGGTCGACGAGATAGAGAATCTCGTACAGCCGGGTGCGGCAGGTGCTGAGCTCTTCCTTGGCCGGTGCACGCGGAACAGTGCGCTCGGGCTCAGACTCAGTCGCCGGAATCAGCATCGTTGGGCGACAGCTCACGGCGTACGTGAAGTAGCACTCATTGAGCCGGATTCCGGCGGTCTTGAGGGCGTCAAGAATGACTTGGCCCTCTCGCCCCGCATAGATGTTTCCTGCGAGGTAGTCGCTCTCAGTGGGCGCCTGCCCAACAATCAAGTACTTGGCCCTAGAGTGCCCCGCGCCAAAGGCCACTTCGGCGTGACCTCGAGTTTCGTAGAGTGAGCACCGAGTGCACGCGCTCCACTCATTTCGGAGTACCTCCAACTTCAACTTGCTGTTCATTCAACCTCACTTGTTGTAGAAAAGAATGCGGCCGCCTTTGTGTGCGGGCCACCTGTTCAATGCCGTCCGCAACTTCTGGCAAAGCTTGAAGAGCAGCGCGATGTGCGAGTCTTCGTAGAAGATCATGTGTGGGTGTTTCTTGCCGGCGTAGTACCTCAAGATGCGCCCCATCACTTGCTGTAGCATCTGCTCTTTCTGGAAGGGCTCCACAACGAACAGCGTGTCCAGCTTGGGCTTGTTCAACGCTTGCTTGCCCAAACGCATGATAGCAATGACTGGGTTCATCTCCTTGATACGGCGAAGACGCTCCCCTTCTTTGATGTCCCCGTGGCAGACACCCGCCTCGGGCAAAAGGCGCTCAAGTTGCTCGCACATTGCACGGCTGTGCGTGAGGACAAGAACTTGCCGACCCTCACTGACTGCGCGCTTCACATCTCGGGCAATGAGGGCATTGCGGTCTTCCAGCGTCGAGAGGTAGTCGAACAGCCGGCCGAAGTGAATCTCACCGGTGGAGTCGGTGACATGGTCGTACACCGAGCGCAAAGTCATATTCAAGATGGTGTTGAGCTTGCGGAAGTACACGATGGGAGTGAGCTCGGGCATGAGGTACTGGAAGACCACGTCTCCGAGCGAGTATTTCAACAGGCTGTCCATCCCGTCGTCGCGGTTAGGGGTCGCGCTCAGCCCCCAGCGTCGCCCATGGAACGGTGGGATGGCTTTGTTGAAGTACGGGGCCGCGAGTGTGTGTACTTCGTCGAACAGAATCACGCCGAAGTACTTGGTGAGCTCTGGCGGAAGGGTGCCGGCTACCGCGCGACCAGCAATGGTGTTGACGATCGCGACTGTGATGCGCGAACCCTCCCAGTTGAACGGGGCGCCATCCCCGCCTATGCGGCCAATCTCTCGCGCTGGTATGCCGAGCACGAACTCAATCTCTTCCATCCATTGACGCGCCAAGCCTTTGTCGTTCACCACAACCAAAATGGGCTGTCCGACTTGCGCGGCCGCGTGCAGCCCCACGATGGTTTTCCCGGCTCCGCAGCGCAAAGTGAGGATGCCGTCGTAGGTAGACAAAAGAGAAGCGGCCCCCTCACGCTGATACGTGTGCTCGGGCGACAGTGCATCTAAGGTCACACGACTCTTGAAGCTCACCTTTGGGAAGTTCGTGAACCGTGCGTCGTACACCTTGTAGGGGAGCTGGCCCAAGGTTGTGCGGTTGAGGTAGTTGCGGGGCACCAAGATGTGGTTCGGCCGCTCATCGAACGCATCCAGTACTTCGCCCGTTCGAGGGACGAAGTACTGGAGCGAGCTACGAAGCTGGTCGAGACTCCATGCACGCTTTGGTAGCCACAGGTGGGTGTCGAGGTAAGCTGCCTCGGGGCTTCGTAGCAGGAACTTCACTTCTTCGGTCCTTTGTACGGGAAGATGTCCACGTTCCGTAGGAAGGAGGACATGCTGTGCGCTATGGAGTCCAGAACTCCGATGAACATGTTCGCACCAAGGCGTCGCATGAACGGCTCCTCAGGTGCGGGCAGGTATGTGGGTGGGCGGTTCCCCATACCTTCAACGCGCGGAGTGCTCAAGTACGGGTTCGTGGTTTGCGGCACCACTACTTGTTGTGGTGGTGCCGGCTGCTGTTGTTGCTGCGGATGCGTCGTTGGTTGTGCACCCAGGCTCCCAGGTGATCGAAACGGCGGGCCCATTGGGCGATTTGCAGTGTGGTTGAACACCGGCTGGCTGCGCTCAGACATGTACGAGGGCCGCATCACACGTGCGTTCTTCTCGGCACGGCACTCTTCCTTGGACGGGCATGGGGCCCATCTCTGACCGTCTACTATTCCGCCGCTGCAATACGCCGCTGTGCTCGAGCTTCCAGGGGCCTCGTATGTCGCCCACTGGTTGCAGTTCATCTTCTTGCCGACGGGGCTATAATCAACCCCCTCAAGGACATCTTCCAGGTCGTTCAAATAAACCTCCTCTCAGTCTTCTTATAGGTGGTTTGACCATTCCCCCCACACTGCCGTACGCTTGTCCGATGCACTTGAATGGCACAATCCTCGACGTTTACGATGACCCTGACGCCACTCTTCTGCGTCAAAAGCTGGGTTCCCAGGCCCTTCCTGCACATCTCGACTGCGACATGCTTGGTGCGGCCGAGCTCCAAGCGCTCCCTGACCGCCTCTTCGCCCTCGTGGCGACGAACGGGGACACGGAAATCCGCAAGTTCGCGATGCACGACTCCGAGCACGTTGGGATGTCCGTCCTCTACTTCTTGGACACTCACGGCATCTTGCCTGAGGGTGCACAGAAGGTCGCGGCCACCAACTTGGTGTTGGGCTGCACGGAATACGGAATCACCCCTCCTGAAGAGCTCATGAAGCTGGCCGTCGGCCCGATGGGCGTCCTCGAGGCGGGCCTCGGCGTCTTGGACGTGGGCGCGCGGGGGCAGAGCACCCTCGCGAAGGGTCAGCAGAGCATGGCGGGCTTTCGAGCTGCACAAGCAGGGCAGACCAGCGATATGCAGAAGCGGGCAGACCTCAACGGCACCGAGATGATGCCGATGGCTGGGCCCCTCTCAACCCTCCCCCTTGCAAGGAACACAGGGAACGGCAGCGCTGGCGTCAAGAAAGCTGGCTGGCAGCACGCAGGGAACATCACCGCGCACACCCAGGTGGTACCCGTGGTGCGTGAGAACAGCAAGTTCGCGTGCGCCGACCGCTATCCCATCGATAGCTACGAGAACGTCAAGACCGCGGGCGAGTACTTCGAGAGGAACTGGCGGGAGTTCTCGCTGGATGACCGCCGTGAGTTCGCCGTGAATGTGGCAGCTCGGATGGATGAGCTCCACATGCAGGCACCCCCCTCGGTGATGAAGTACGCGGGATTCGACTATGGTCCGCACATTGAGTCTGAGCTCCTGATTCGAGCTCGCAACTACGAAGGCTTCCCACAGAGCGGCGCCTACAACCTCCTGCTTGAGAAGCGAGCGTCGGCTCCACCAGCTGTGATGCTGGAGATGCTGCATGAGATTGATCGTCTTGCTGGTGCTGATGCACACTACGGGACCCCTATGGGCTTCCGTGACCCGTACCAGGCTGTGTACGGAAAGGTTGCATCCCCCACGGTAGAGGCCCCTTCATGGAAGTGGGCTGGAGAAAATCTCTGCACCGCTTCCGGCAAGCAGGTGTCTGGTGAGACAATCAAGCGGGCGTTTGGAGAAGACGCCTACGCCGCGTTCAAGTCCAACCCCAAAGCCGCTTACGAAACCAAGCTGAGCAGCTCGCAGCGAACAGCCTTCGCCAACCTCAAGTGAAAGATCAAGGAGATACCTGATGTCCAACGCATTTCGTCGCCTCGGCGCTGCCCGCCCTCACCTCGTCCGCGGTTCTGGTGGTCTCTCTGGAGAGATTGCCAAGCTCCGTGAAGACACAGCAGTCGGGTTCGACGCCGTCGAGGCGTCCACCCCCGTCGTCAACGTGATCACTCCCTCGTCCGCTGCGGTCTCCGCTGCGGGCATCAAGGGGGCCTTCGCTTCGACAGCCGCGCCCGTGACGCTCACCGGTGCCGACTTCGACGGCACCTTGGCGCCTGGCACGGGCCCAGCGCTGCTCAACTCGCCCAAGCGCGTGACCATCACCGTCGCTGGCTCAGGAACCCCTGCCAACTGGACAGGCGGAACCATCACGGTCACGGGCACCGACGTCAACGGCAACGTACTCGAGGAGGATGTCACCTCGGCTGCCGGCGCTGGTACGACGACCACGGTCAACTACTTTGCTACGGTTGAGCAGATCGAGCTCCCGACGGCTTCGGGCACAGGCGCATCGCTCACCATTGGTGCAGCCGCGGATACAGCCTCCATCGCCACCCTCAACTCGGCAGTGACTGCACAGGTCGTGGACTTCAGCGATGCCACGCTGTGGAACCGCGCACGCATCGGCAACCGCCGCTTGCCTTACGCACGCCGCCTCTCGTTCGTGTTCTCGTCCAGCGCTGACTGGGATGCAACGACCATCGTCGTGCGCGGCAAGGATGCGAACGGGGAGCTCATCTCGTCGGACATCCTCATCGCGAATGGTGGAGGAACGACGGTCACCACGGACAAGTTCTTCACGGAGTTCTCCTTCGTGATTCCAGCGCAGAGTGGCGCTGGTGGAACATGCGCCGTTGGCCCCGAGGGCACATCGGTGGGTCTCACGCGCAACCCCATCAGCGACGTGGAAGCAGTTGCTGTTCAGCGCGAAGCAAGCCGTGCGAACTCCGCTGGTGCATGGTCGGTCCCAACAGCAGGTGTCATCGACACCGCCTCGGTCACGAACGCGGGGCCCTACGGCCGCTACACCCCAGACTCCTCGGTTCCGATCGATGGAGTGCGCCAGTACTTGCTGGCTTACTACCCCGCAGCCGCGTAATGTCGCGAGATGAACACTGAGTTGAACTGGGCACTCTGGCCCCGTGCTGGAGCTACGTCAGAACCCCTCAGTGTTCTCGAAGAGACCGAGAAACGGGCAGAGGTCATCTACAGCGACCATTCCCTAGAAGGACTTCTTCAGGGGGTGGTCGCTGAGATTCCGTCTTGGGAAGCTGAGATGTCGGTGGGCATCGAGAAGTACGCGGCCGCGCGCTTCGGGAACGTCAACGAGGGCCTCCCGGTTGTCACCCGCAAGAACATCTGGCGGCACCCCAACGCCCACCCCCTCGCATTGGCGCTGCTCCTCGGTGACAAGTACTCGATGGACTTCCTCGAATGGGAACCAGAAGCCTTGAGGCACACGCTTCTCAAGGACGGTTTCCCGTTGTCCGAGAGCTCGTGGGTCAAGATTCTGGCCATCCGCACGTTGCTACTGAGCCCAACACCCTGGCGCCAGTGGGAGCAGTTCCACTGGATTTCCTGTGGGCTTGCGGGACGCGCGCCGAACTTCGTGTACCTCGAGCAGCCTGAGATTGGCTTCCTGATGGCTGCGGTGGACTCGATGAAGTTGGTGGACCGAAGCCGGCCATTTGCCGAGGACATCGACAAGTTCACAGCGGTGGCCCTGCGTGCGCAAGGCATCATGTACGCGCCGCTCCCGTTGACCTTCGCGCAAGAGGAGCTCAACGATCGCCGTATCGTGTGTCGCAAGTGCGGAACGCGCGAGAAGGATGACCACGACATCAAGTGCATCAGCTGTGGCTCCAAGGACCTGGAGAGGCATATGGGCCCCCATGAGGCGCTCTCCGCGGGGACCAAGGCATTGTTCGACGCACGCAAGCGTCTTCCCCTCGAGCAAGCGGTGTCCAACTTGCCCACGACCGCGGAGGGCAACGCCGCGTACAAGCTCCTGGTACACAACGAGTACCGCAACGAAGTGCGCTCGCAGCTTCTCAGCCAACTCCGCATGCTTCGTACGGAGGGGTAATGGGGCACAACGAGCTCTTACAGCTGCTCACGCAGCACGCCTCTAACATGGGCATTGGGGTCGAGCACCACGCAGACGCTGACGCCCACGGCGGCGGCGGGTACCTGCGTAGGGAACACAAAGTCCAGGTGTCTCCACGCGAGCAAGGCACCGCGCGTGGCTCTAGCTTGCTCGCGCATGAGCTCGGACATGCTGAGATTGACCAATCAGCCCCAGGACGTCTGCTCCAAAGCCAGTACCTGCGCAGCGCGGCTGCGCACGCTCCAACCATCGGGGCACTCATTGCAGTGATGGCCCAGGGCAGCTTCCTCCGTAAGCTTGCTCTGTCCGCCGGCACTGCGGCAGCACTCCAGATCCCTGTGCTCTCTTCGGAGATGCTAGCTGACCGCAAAGGCCGAAAGTTGCTCGAGCACCATGGGGCAAGCGCTGACACCCTTGCGACTCACGAGCATGAGTCAACCCAGGGGGTGAACTCATACTTGGCGCATGGTATGACTGGGCTCGGCACATCCCTGCTGTTCTCTGCGGCCTCTGCGCTTGCAGCCAAACCATGAGGTCCTATGCATATCGCACACAACCCCAACGTGAAGACCAGCGGCCTGGCCAACACTGTAGGGAAGTTCATCGCCAATAGCCCAGGTGCTATCACCGCAGCAGGGGCAGGTCTCGGTGCGGCTGCTGGAATGGGCGCTGAAGCTCTTCGAGGGTCCCCTGACAAGAACTACCTACAGGCGGGCATTCGAGGTGCGGCTGTAGGTGGCCTTGCAGGCGGGGGTACCGCAGTGATTGGGCGCGTCGCGCGCGATGCGATGCTGATGAACCCGGCGCTCTCTGGAGCTGGGAACATTGCCAAGGCCACGGCTTCGCGCATGGGGAACAGCATCGAGAACTTCGGCCGGCGTCAGCTCCACGGTCTCACAGGTCACGGGGCAGGTGACTCCGCCTATCTCGACCGCATCGGCGTTATGGGCAATGCACCAGCACATGAGAAGGCCAAGTTGATGTTGCGTCGAGGCATGGACACAGGCCGACCCCTTGACCAAGTGATGGCGCATCACCAGGCCCTCAAGGAGGAAGGCGCCATTGGTCAGCGCTTTCGCGACCTTGGGATGACCTCAGTGCCTGGGGCGCTGAAGGGGGCTGTGACCAACCCACGCGAAGCTGCTGGGGCAATCTGGAATCAGGTTCGCGGTGGTGGAGCCCTGGGCGTGGCAGGGGCAGCCCTCCCCGTTGTAGGTGCGGGTGCTGACCTCGCGCGTGGTGATGAGTCAGCCGTCGGCGGGCGCACCATGGGCCAGAAAGCGCTGTCTGCTGGAGGCAACATTGGAAGCGGCTTACTCTTCAGTGGGCTGCCGATGCTCTCACAGACGGTTGCTGGTGGCGTGACGGACGCAGTGACTGGGCGCCTTGGCCGTAGGTTCCTGGCACCACAACAGGGTATGGTGCCAGCATGACGTTCTTCGGTGGCCAAGTTGATGCCCGCGGCGGCAGTGGTGGAATGAGCATGGGCGGGTTCAACCGCACCAACATTCTCAGCCGCAACTACAGCTCTTTCGCGAATCCGTTCTTCGACCAAGCGGGCACCTACACGCCGCAGTCGGTGCGCGGGCTGTTCCAGTTCTGCAAGTACTACTTCCTCACGCATGGCGTCATCAACACCATCTGCACGAAGTCGGCAGAGTACCCCATCACCGACATCACCTTGACCCACAAAGACAAGGGGGTCGTGGACAAGTGGCGCGGTTTGATGCTGGGGGACTTGAACTACCGCATGCACCAGTTCGAGACGAACCTCGACTACTACGTGTACGGGAACGCCTTCCTCAGCATGAGCTTTCCGTTCCGCAAGAAGCTCATCTGCGGCTCGTGCAACAACCGCATTGATGCCGTCAACAGCCGCAAGCACTGGCGCTACTCCGACCATCGTTTCTACCTCACGTGCCCGAAGTGCGGGCAGAGTGGCTACTGCTCGGCTACGGACGACTACGAGAAGAAGCCAAGTGAGATTGGGCTGATTCGGTGGAACCCAGAGAACGTCTCCATCTTCCACAACGAGGCCACCGGCCGCATGGACTACAGCCTGGACTTGTCGACCAAGTTCAGGAACTTGGTGTCGATGGGGCGCAAGGACATCGTTGCGACTACCCCGCAGTTGTTCTTGCAGGCGGTGCGCGACAAGAAGGCGCTGCTCTTCGACAAGCGCGAGGTCTTCCACATGCGCCGCCCCTGCATCTCTGGCATGGACATGGGATGGGGTGTTCCGCAGATGATGCCGGTCCTGAAGGACGCCTTCCAGATGCAGATCATGAAGAAGTCCCAGGAGGCCGTGCTGCTCACGCACATGATGCCCCAGGTCTTCGTGTACCCGCAGCCTGCCACCAGCGGTGCTGACCCCTTCAGCTCGGTGAACTTGGCGGACTGGCGCGGGCACATCCAGCGCGAGATTGCACGTCAGCGCGCGGACCCATCCTACTACGGCATCCTGCCCTTCCCCCTTGGGCACCAGATCATCGGAGAGAACGGCCGCAGCCTCATGCTGATGCCGGAGATTCGCTCGATGGCTGAGCTCGTTTGTACGGGCATGGGCTTCCCTGTGGATCTCATCTTCGGCCAAGCCAACTACGCCGGCAGCTCGGTGTCCATGCGCATGCTCGAGAACTTCTTCTTGAGCAACGTGCAGGACCAGTACCGCTTGCTTCACTGGTACATGGGCCACGCCAGCCACTACCTCGACTGGCCGGCGCCGACGGCGCGCTTCAAGCCTTTCAAGATGGCTGACGACCTCCAACGCATGGCGTTCGCAGCGCAGCTCAACAGCGGTCAGAAGATTTCGGACACCTCACTCCTCGCGATGATGGACTTCAACGTGGAGGACGAGGCCGGGTTGCAAGTGCGCGAGACTGGCGTGCGCATGGAGGCTCTCAAGAAGCAGCAGCTCGCGCAGGCTGAGATTCAGGGACAGGCGACCCTGGTTCAAACACGCTACCAAGTGCAGGCCCAGGAAATCATGATGAAGGCTCAGCAGGGTCAAGCGGCTGCCGCTGGTGGCGGCACTTTCCAAGAGCAAGTTGGCAGTGGGCTTGGGTCAGCGATGACAGGCATGCCGCTGGACCAAGTTGCTGCGGGCATCGCATCACAAATGGGCGGGCAGCCTCCAGAGATGAAGGAACAGTCTCTCCGGCATCTTCAACAGACGCAGCCGGAGTTGGCGGAGTTGGTCAAGCAGCACCTCGTGTCCCCAACCCCTTCTGCGGTCGACGACCGACCGCTGCCCAACCAGCTCCCACCTCGGCGAGCGTCTTTGGGTGGGGCACTGGCAGCGGCATAGGCAAAGAAAAAGGGAGGCGCAAGCCTCCCTTTCCTTATGCAACAGGTGGAATCGAGAAGAGCTCCTTGGTGAGCTGTGCTTCTTCCTCCTCCGGTGTCTGTCGTCCTGGCCGCTCCAGCATGACCTGACGAATCTCATGGTAGCTGGGGTGCGCCCGAAGCATTGCCTCCACTGCGGGGAGGTGAACGGTGTCTTCGGCGGCGCTGTACCAGCGGAGGAACCCGAGGAACAGCGTCTCGATGTCCGTGATGGCGAGGAGTCGGTTTCGCCACGTGAACTGGGCCTCATAGATTTCCACCTGTGGCTTGACCCGCTCTTCCCAGGTCTGGTGCAGAAGCTCCACGGACTCCGGCCTACCAAGCGCGTACATCAAGTTCTCTGGCTCATCGGGGGTCCAGTGGTAGGTGTACTGGTAGCCCTTCCCATCTGGGACTCGTGTGGAGCAATAAGGCTGGGCACCGTTAGGCCACTTGCCAGGCTGCCTGCTGCTATGCGGGATGGCCATCTCGCTGATGCGCCCTGCATCTGTTGTCATCAGGGTGAACATCTCAGCCAGCATTGCATCCCGATGCTTCTTGAAGAGGTCTTCCACTGTGCCGAATGGGGCGTAGTAGAGAATCATCAACAGGTCAGCCGGGCTCAGGCCCTTCACATCCTCGATGGTGAGGGGCCTGCCGATGTACGCCATGTGTGAGTGATGTTTCTGAGCTGCTGCCCGCAGCCCTTTGAGCATCTCCTTGGCAGTCGCATCCTTGCGTGAGAGCAGAAGCACCTCCCGCACCCCCGTGATGTCTCTCGCAGCTTTGCGCGCTTCGTCATGGTCGAGAGCTCGGTACAGTCCAACGCTCCCATCAGGCATGCGGTTCTTCTTGAGGGACACTCGGAACTGATTGTACAGAGAGGTCTTTGCAAGAGCTCGATGTCGAGCAGGCGCAACTACGTGTGCTCGCGCGACGTCGATGTACCACCGCTCAGTTGTCCCAACCGCCAAGTTCCGACGGAGGTATTCATCCCTAAACCAAAGGGCACAGCCCACATTGCCGACCATGGGCATGTCGTCAGGGAGTAGGTCCAATCCAAACTCTTCGGGACCGTGTGGGTTGAACAGCGTGTGTTGCTCGAACTGGTAGGGGTGAATCTTCTCGAACACCTTCACGAGGAAATCGGGGGAAGTCAGCCCTTTGACCAACCCAGTGTTGTTGAGCTTGCCGTACTTGAGCAGCCCAGTCGCCATGTGCAGTGGAGACAGAGTCTCATACATGATGTTCTCGTTGCCGGGCTGCGCCTGCCCCAGGTAGGCATCAATCAGGGGCACACCCGCCAAGATGCACTCCCTCACTGATGGAAGGCGCACAGGTGCTCTCTGCTCCACGGGCAGCCCCACAAGCTCTGGCAGGCGCACTACATCCTTGCCCATGAGCGTAACCATCCAAGACATGGCTTTGCCCGCCAACCCGTACCCGATGGAAGAGTAGCCCGCGTTCTTCTTCAGTTGGCCGGTCAACGCTTGGAGCATGTAGCTCCGAGCGACTTGTCGATGAACAGTTACCTCCATGGGTGCTCCATCACGTAGGTCTTGCCCCAGGGTTGCACTTGGCCGCCCTCAGGGATGATGAACAATGTCTTGGGCATAGGTTCGTTTGGCAGTTTGATGTAACCGTCTGTCATCACACAGATGGCGCTGGGGTTGGCGTTCTTCGCGATGGCGAACATCTCCACGGCTGAGGTGTGGGTATGCATGCCAGGTTGGAAATGGACTCGGCTGAAGATTTCCTTGGGGCGAGTGGTCTCATAAACCTCGCGGACCACTGCATCGAAGGTGATGACCACCGTCTTGGTTGCGCGCGAGGCTGCTGCTTGAACATTGGAGATGCAGGTCTGCATGAAGGCGTTACCCATCGAGGCGCTGACGTCGACTGCAACCACCAGCACTCGCTCCGCGTTCTTGACCACACGCGGAAGGATGACTGGGTAATGCCGCATCTTGGGCGGCGCATAGGAGATGTTGTCGCGCCCCAAAAGCGTAGTGAGTTCGCCACGCACAAGGCTTGCCCACGGAAGCGATGCGCGCGTCAACTTCAACATGCGCTGCTGGATTGCCTTGGGGAGCTCTCGAGCTGTTGTGGCCTTGGCAGCCAACGCGTTGGCGCGGACAGCATCCTCTCGGAAGGCGTCCTGCCATCTGACATCCATCTGGGCATCGTTTGACCCCTCCGCGGGGTCAATGAGGTCGGCCCCATCTGAGAGCTCATCCCCTTCTTCCATCTCTGGGAGTGGGGGTGGCGGTTCACCTTTGGCCGCAGCTTCCTCTTCTTCTTTCTTGCGCTCCTCGGCTGCTTGCTCCCGCTTCTTGAGCAGGCGCTCGTAGATTTGCTCTGCCGTCAAACTGCGTGCCCATTCTTCGGGCTGAATGAAGCGCTTTGGGATGGGCCACCTTCCGTTGGCTCCGCCCAACAACTCGCTGCACATCATGTTGACGTAGATATCGATCGCCCTGTTCCACAACGCTGGCTCCCGATGCTCCCGTCTCATGTGGTGGTTCAGGAAGATGTGAAGCACCTCATGAAGTAGGGCAAAAAGGAGGATGGCAGCCCCCTCCTCTCGCGCAAACTTCGTGGACCAGAACACGTGAATGCCGTCCGTAGCCATCGTTTGAATCCCCTTGTGCTCGACTACTTTGATGGCGGTACCCAACATCAAGTAACCGAAGAACGGGAGACGAATGGTGAGCTCGGAAGCGGCGCGCTCAATGTTGCGGGTGCCGACTGGGTCTGAGCCTGTGATGATCATGTCGAGGCACCGCCTTGCACAATCCCCCCAACAATGAGTGCAGAGGATGACGGGAAGACCTTCTTGAACGCCTCCCGTGACTTCTGGTTGAGTTGAAGAAGGACCGCCGTTCGCAACTCCGGGGAGAGCTCGTTGACGAACCGTGGGATGCCTGTGTACTGAGGCTTCACCTCCACGTTGAGCCGGTCAGTGACCGCGAACACTGCGGCGAACTCGCCCAGCTTCTTTGCGACTTCAATGGGGGTGTCCACCGACACTGCGATAGGCTCCTTGAGCGTCCCATGCTCGAGGAGGTAGTCGATATCGATGTTGCGCAGGATGGAGTACCAAACCCAGAAGTCGTTGGCCACACCCATGCCGACCTTGCGTTCAATGATGGCCTTCCACTTGGTTGGCGGATGCATGTACATCAGAATCGAGGCTTCACGGTACCCACGCGGGGTTGGGAACCGATTGGCTTTCTCATCGTGGGCGAAGAGGTGCTCAGGCTTGCCCTGGAGAAAGCCCAGCAGGTAGGGGTGGATGAGCGGGGATGCTCCCTCTGGTACTCGCATCGCCCACTCAGAGAAGTCTGCGATGTGCGGCTCCATCTCGATGATGGTTACGCGCGTGCGCATTGACTCGCTCAGGGTGTTCGCAGAGATGTCATCAGAGGCCCGGTTTCCGGCGCACATGATCAAGGACTTCTCGTGCAGCTTGAAGTCCTTGAAAGATCGGTTCACGAACAGATGCAACAACGAGTTGATGATGATGCTCGGAGCCTTGTCGATGTCATCAAACAAGAGGAACGTCGGGACCTTGTGGGCTTGGTACGCCGCCCGATTCAGAGCCCAGAGGACCCTGTACACCTGGGAGCCGGTGTCAGGCTGCGTCTCTGTGATGACCCACGGGATGCCGGAGATGTCCGTCGGGTCCGAGGCTTCCCCGGATGCAATAGGCTCGAACTGGAGCATGTCCCCCTGGAACTCGTTCATGCGTATGCACAAGTTGAGAGCGCCCTCTGTTTTCCCAATACCGACGCCACCCATCAGACATGGGATGGCCAGGTACCTATGGGTGGCCTGCGCGACAAGCTCGTCGTACGCAACCTCAAGTGCTTCTGCTGTTCGTAGTGCTGCCATCAGTGTTCTCCATGCGCGTGGGAGTGCCCATCGCGTTCAAGTGCGCCATCCATCTCGGAGTCCAGGTCCTCGAAGTCCTCTTCGCTGAGCTCCTCTTCTTCATCTTCCCCCGAGAGGAAGGCAATCTCTTGGTCGTAGCATTCGGCATGCACAATCCTCATTTCGCCCATGTTCGCGGGGTTGAGGATGAGCATCTTCTGGAGCCCTGTGTGTGTCTTCGCCTCGAGCTCCGCGTATTCGGTGGTCGGTTCAAGGACGAGCGCAGGGCACTGGTCATTGGTGTTCCAAAACATCTGGCCCTTCAACATCAGCACCACATCGACCATGAAGCCGATGTGGTGCCCGCAGACTGAGCATGTGGGGGTTTCTTCTTCTTGTTCTTTTGTGTGCATCACCAGCTCGCTTCTTGGAGTACTCGGACGAGGTATGCGGAAACGCCGGCGAGAAGGCCGGTGACGAGGCTAAGAAGGAAGATGGTCGTCATCAGTGTCTTCAGGCTCCTGGTTGTGGTGGATGCTCGCGAGGAGGTCCTCGTGCGGGAAGGCTTCAAAACGGGTCAATGAATCGCGGTGGTCAGCTTCGTTTTCGTGTTCAGGCATGGGTTTCTCCACACCTTTCTGATAGGTCGCTCAGCCCTTTGATTTTCGAGCTGTTCGTTGACCCTCATGCGCACCAGCACGTAAGCTCCATGGGTGCTCACCACAGACCCAAACCGTCAGTTCGAGGAGCTCAAGCAGAAGCTCCTCGCCGAGATTACCTCCACATTTCCAGTGACCGACGCGCGCACTGGGGTGTCTGTCCACGTCAAAAACTTGACCGTGGCGGACTCACATTTGGGAACGGACGACATCAAGGGTCAGCTCGATGCACGCCTCTCAGGGCGGTCGTACACAGCACCTGTGCACGCAGATGTTGAGGTCACCGACAAGGATGGCAAAGTTCTTGTTGCTAAGCGCATGAAAGTGGCGGACATCCCGAAGCTCACCCGGCACTACACCTTCATCCACGGCGGTCAGGAAAAGACAGTGTCAAGCCAGTGGCGCTTGCGCCCTGGTGCATACGTGAAGAAGACTGAGCGCGAAGGTGAGTTCGAGGCCCAGTTCCAGTTTGCCAAGGGCAAGAACTTCGATGTGCAGATGGAGCCTGACACCGGCTACCTGTTCATCAAGTCCGATGCGCGCAAGATTCCGCTGCACTCAATCCTGAAGGCATCGGGAGTTTCTGATGAGACGATGAAGAAGAACTGGGGTGACAAGAGCTACGCTGCCACCCTCGCGAAGTCTCATTACGAGAAGGACATGGCGTCCTTCTACTCCTCGATGAAGTACAACACGCCGCCACCAGCGGGGGTGTCCCTGCCCGAGGCCATCAACAAGTACTTCGACTCAACGGAGATGGACCCGTCGGTCACACACACCACGCTGGGAGCTCCGATTGCGAAGCTGAGCGGGGACGCCCTTCTGCGCGCGAGCACCAAGCTCATCAACGTCAGTGGTGAGCGTGTGGCGGCTGATCCGATTGACTCCCTCGAGTTCAAGGAGGTCTGGACCCCCACAGACCACTTTGTCGGCCGCCTCAAGAGCTCACGCAACGACATCCATGGCCGTGTCATCAAGGCCCTTTCGCGTGAGAAGACCCAGGCTGCGATTGCCGCAGGCAATCCATCGGTGCTGCGGGACGTGATGATGCCGGACCTCCTCCAGAAGCCCATCAACCACGTGTTCGCGACGGCGCTCACTGCCAACGCAAAGCAGACCAACCCCATCTCGATGTTGGCGGATAAGTCGCAGACGACCATCATGGGTCCTGGTGGCATCAAGAGCGAGCACCAGCTCACACTCTCGAACACCTCGGTTGACCCCTCGCACCTTGGCTTCCTCGATCCTGTGTTCACTCCCGAGGGTTCGCCAGGCACCACCACCCACCTCACATCAGGAGTTGTTGTTCGCGACAGGAAGCCCTTCGCAAAGTTCTACAACCTGAAGACGAAGAAGATTGACGAGCTCACCCCTGCGGAGGCGACGCGCTCCATGGTGGTTCTGCCGGACCAAGTCCGGTGGAGCAACGGGACTCCGCATGCGTTGGCGGCGCGCGTGCGCGTGTCCAATGCACAGGGCCAAATCGAGGAGAAGTCACTCAGCGACGCCCACTACGTGATGATTTCGCCGACGCACGTGTTCTCCACGGAGACCAACCTCGTCCCGTTCATGCAGAACGACGCCGCGGGCCGTACGACGATGTCTGCGCGCCACATGGCTCAAGCTATCTCAGTGGACGGCCGTGAGGCCCCCTTGGTGCAGGTGCAGTCGGCGCCGGGGATGTCCTTTGAGGCGCGCTTGGGCAGTAGCTTCCTTTCGCACCGCAGCCCGGTGACTGGCAAGGTGACCTCAGTCACGCACGACCACGTCAACATCACTGACTCAGCAGGTGCCAAGCACGAGATTCCCCTCTACAACCACTATCCGACGAACGACAAGAAAGGGATGCTGCATAGCACCCCCGTAGTAAAAGTTGGCGATACCGTGAAACCGGGGAGCTTGCTGGCAGACCACTCCTTCACCAAGGGTGGAGTGCTCGCTCTTGGTACGAACGTGCGCGCGGCGTACATCGCCAACGGCAGCAACCATGAAGATGGCATCGTGCTTTCACAGAGCGCTGCCAACAAGCTTGGAAGCACTCATCTCCTCAAGCCCTCCTTGTACGTGACCAGTGAGCACCTCGTCTCCAAGGAGCACTTCTTGGGAGAGAAGTCGCCGACATTCGAGCCACACCAGTACAACAACGTGGATGACTCCGGGGTTGTGCGCGTCGGGTCCATTGTGCGCCCCGGTGACCCACTCATCCTTGCACTCAAGGAGGAGAAGAACCCGGACACCATCGACACCAAGATGCTCGATCGACTCACGAAGAAGGGTCGTCTGGGCTACCAGAATGCGGCGGTCACGTGGGACTCGGCGCACCCAGGCGAGGTTGTGCGCGTTGTACGCAGCGGCAAGACATTGGCTGTGCATGTCAAGACCCAGGAGCCCTTGGTTGTTGGCTCCAAGGTGTCGACGCGCCACAGCGCCAAGGGCATCGTGGCCCAAGTTCTTCCTGACGCTGAGATGCCCTTCTACAAGAAGGACGGGAAGAACGAGCACACGGAGATGCTCATCAACGTGGTGAGCGTCCCCGGCCGCATGAACCCAGGCCAAATCCTCGAGACGGCAGCTGGCAAGATTGCGGAGAAGACAGGCGCTCCCTACATCATCAAGAACTTCGACGGGAACACCGACTACCTGAAGAAGATCAATGACGACTTGAAGAAGCATGGGCTCAAGGAGACTGAGAGCCTGATTGACCCGAAAACAGGCCGCATCCTTGGCGACGTCACGACTGGCCCTCACTACGTCTTCCAGCTTGAGCACCAGATCGACAAGAAGTCGTCAGTGCGCCATGGCGGCGGCTACTTGAAGGCCGCGGGCATTCCGCACATCCAGTACGACACCAACCTGGTCCCGCGCAACGGTGGCAAGAGCGGCGCGCAGAGCATGGGTTCGCTGGGCATCTACGGTGCTTTGGCAGCGGGCCTGCGTCAGAACCTCGGTGAAATGCAGACGTTGAAGTCGGACCGACCGCAGGCTGAAGCGCTGTGGGCTGCGTTGGCGAACGGTGAGCCACCACCCCCGCCGACGGTCCCTTTCGTATACAAGAAGTTCAGCGCTCTCCTTCAAGGGGCGGGCTTGAACCTCGACAAGCGCGGGTCTCAGCTTCAGCTGGTCCCACAGACGGATGCGGAGACCATTCGCTGGGCAGGCGGCAAGCACGGCGAGGTCACAGACCCATCGTTGACGGTGGCAGCCAAGAACATGAAGCCGAAGTCTGGAGGCATCTTCGACCCCAACATCTTCGGCATCGACAAGCAGGGTTGGGGCTACATCAACTTGGCGTCGCCAATGCCGAACCCTGTGTTCGCGCAGTCCATCTCGGCCATCCTCGACCTGCCAGACAAGAAGTCCCCACAGCTTGCGTTGGCGCGTATCATCTCGGGTGAGGACAAGCTTCATGGCAAGAGCGGGGGCGCCGCTGTGCAAGAGGCTCTGCGCAAGGTCGATGTGCCTGTGGCTATGAAGCGCCTCAAGGGGCTCATTGACCACCCAGACGTGAAGGGGACTGAGCTCAACCAGGCCCTGTTCGCCTACAAGTCGCTCGACGCCTTGCAGAAGCACAACAAGCATCCAGCTGACGCCTACATGATGTCGGCGCTGCCAGTGATGCCACCCATCTACCGCCCGTACCAGGAAGGCACTGATTCCCAGGATCGCATTGACCCGTTGAACCAGCTGTACCGACGCTTGGGCATCGTGAACTCCTCGCTCAAGGAGCAGCGCGAGAAGGGCATCCCACAGAAGACCTTGCTGAAGAGCGAGGCCGACCTCTTCCACGAGATGCGCAACTTGATGGGCACCACGCCCAAGGGCAAGAAGGCCCTGGACATCGACTTCAAGGGCGAGGCCATCAAGGGGCGTACGCTCCCGGGCATTCTGCACACGATTGCGGGTGAGTCGCCGAAGGATGGGTTCTTCCAAGACCGCGTCATCTCCAAGCGCCAGGACTACACCGCGCGCGCCACCATCGTCGCCGACCCGACGCTGGGCCCCGACGAGATTGGGGTTCCGAAGAAGATTGCCTTCGAGCTCTTCCGACCAATGGTGGGCAATGCGCTCGTGAAGATGGGCGTTGACCCTATCCAGGCCCAGAAGGAAATCTCCAACCGGTCATCCCTTGCTGAGTCCGCGTTGCGGCATGAGATTTCGCTGCGCCCAGTGTTGCTCAAGCGCGACCCGGTACTTCACCAGTACGGCATCATCGGCCAGAACGTGCGCCTCACAGACAGCCGCGCCATCAAGGTCAGCCCACTGGTGCTTCCTCCTTTGGGTGGGGACATCGACGGCGACACGACAGCCCTGATGCTCCCCATCACGCACGGCGCCGTGCAGGAGGCGTACAAGCTGCTGCCCTCCAACCGGTCTCTCTCGGCGAGCACCGGGGATGCTCTCTTCACCCCAACGAACGAGGCATCGCTGGCCCTCTACCGCATGTCGTTGAAGAAGCGAGACACCGCACACACCTTCGCCACGGGAGCCGATGCGGAGAAGGCGTTCATCGCGAACAAGATCAACTTGGACGACGGTATCGTGGTTGGTGGGACCCCCACGACACTTGGGCGCGTGCGCATGTCGCATGTCGTCCCGCAGAAGTACAAGGCCGATGTGCTCGGCAACTTCAAGCAGGACATGAGCAAGAAGTACGTGGCGGACATGCTCAAGGATTCGGCGCGCAACACACCGCGCGAGTTCGCCCCCTTGGCGCATGGGCTTTCGAGCTTGGGCTTCGACATGGCGTTTCAGAGTGGGCACACCGTCAAGCTCTCCGACTTGGAGCCATTGCGCGCAGGGCGCGACGCCATCATTGCGGCTACCGCGAAGAGCTTGGTTGGTCGGCCAGAAGTCGAACACGCGCCGGCATGGATTGCTGCCACGAAGAAGATGCACGAGCTCTACGACGCCAACCACTTGAAGGCGCCGACGAACGTCAGCGACATGCGCGCATCGGGCATCAAGGCCAAGAGGGAGCAGTTCCAGGGCTTGGTCATGGCCCCAATGCTGGTTGAGGACCACCTCGGCAACCCCTCAAAGGTGCCGATCACCCGCAGCTTTTCGGAGGGCATCGACATCGGCGGCTACTTCTTGCAGGCAGCTGGCGCACGCAAGGGCACCATCCAGAAGGTTGATGCCGTGCGCGACCCAGGCGTGCTCACCAAGGAGCTCGTCCAGTCGAACATCGACACCCCCATCACGATGCTTGATTGTGGCACCACACACGGCGTCAGCTTGAGTGTGAACGACCGCGATGTGGTCGACCGCTATCTTGCTTCATCGGTGAAAGTCGGCGACCGCACCCTGGCCGCGGGCTCACTGTTGACCCCCGGAATGCAGAGTTCCTTGGCGAAGAACAACGTCAGCCATGTGTTCGTGCGCTCGCCGCTGAAGTGCCGCGCGCCGCACGGCATCTGCTCGCACTGCATGGGGGCTCACCCCAATGGGAACAACTACGACTTGGGTGACAACGTGGGCATTATCGCGGCGCAGGCGATTGGTGAACGCGCTTCGCAGCTGATGCTGAAGCAGACGCACAACCAAGGAATCGTGCCCATTACGCGCGGCGCCGTTGACGAGTTCACCACGGTGGACCGTGTGTTCGGCGCAGCGAAGAAGTCTCCGGTGGATGCCACGATTGCCCCACGGCTCGGCCAAGTCACGAAGGTGGAGGCTCAACCCCACGGTGGGTGGAACATCTACCATGACAAGGCCAAGACTCCGCTCTACTCCCGCCAGCGCCCGCATGAGCATGTGAAGCCTGGGTACACCTTCTCGCAGGGGGAGCAGCTAACTTCTGGTGACCCGAACTTGCACTCCTTGCTGGCGCATCGTGGTCTCGAGGCTGCGCAGGACTGGATGGTCAACCGCATCGGCAAAATCTACGACAAAGAGGATGTGCTACGTCGTCACGTGGAACTCACTGTGCGCAATGCAACGAACACGGTGCAGGTCTCAGACTCGGGGGACCACCCATCCATCCATCGCGGCGACCACATGCAGAAGCCCTTGGTGGACGAAATCAACAGAACCACCTTGCTGGGTAAGCGGCCCCTCCAGGTGACCCCCGTGTTGAAGTCGATTGAGACCACATCGGCGCTGAAGCAGAAGGACTGGATGGCGCGGTTGCAGTCGAATAGGCTCCAGCAACACATCATGCATGCGGCATCGGTTGGCGAGACCTCCAACCTGCATGGCCTTCATCCGATTCCGGGCTTGGCGTTCGGTGCCGAGTTTGGACAGGGCCCACCACCTACGAGGTACTGACATGGGTAGTAACCCATCTACGAGCGGGCTCACTCCCCCATCCATCGAAGAGGCCACTATCTCGGGGGTCAGCGCCGGCAATGGCAACTACACCGTGTCGGTCATCTCCGCGCACACCTCCAAGGAGTTCAACGACCTCCAGGTGGGCATGCCCTACTACCACAACGCGAATGGCGAGGGCATTTGGGTGATGCCCGAGGTCGGGGCGAAGTGCGTCATCTGCCGCGCAAGTGATAGCACTCCGCCGTTTGTGATGTGCTTCCTCGCCATCCCAAATGTCACCGAGAGTGAGGATGGGGACGCTGTTCGCAGCACCCCTTCAGGGGGCAGCACAACTGACGTGTCTTTCAAGGGAAAGCGCATCACTGCGCAACCTGGGGACATCGTGCTCACGACGCGCGACGAGAACTTCTTGGTGCTCCATCGCGGAGGGGTGCTTCAACTCGGAGCCACTGACATCGCGCAGAGGATGTACTTGCCGATCGGCAACGCCATCCGTGACGTGTGCGAGAACTACTCGATGGACACCTTGGGTGGGAATCTCCAATGGACGGTTGAGCGCCAAGAGAACGACCCAAGTGGCAACGCCCCGGTCACCTACCACCTCACAGTGGGGGAGTTCGCGCAGGACCGAAAGGCATCAGTTTCCGTTCGGCATTTTCGCTCGGGGGACACGGGCAACCGCAATGCATGGGAAGTTGTTGTTGCCAAGAATGGCATCGACAGGGACACCGGTGAAGTCTCATCGGCGAAGTACAAGCTCACTGTGGCGCTCGACGGCACGAAGACAGAGGTCATCGGAAGCGACTGCTCCGTGACGGTTGACGGCACCTATGACGTCTCATCTACAGGGAACCTCACCCTGAAGTCGGACCAGAACGCAAAGCTCGAGGGTGGCTCTGAGGTGCGCATCAAGGCCCCCAAGGCGCTTATCGACTCCTCCGACGTTGGGATTGGGCCAAACCCAGTTGAACCCGGGGTTTGTGGGACAGCCCTCTTCACTTACCTCACCACGCTGTCCACCGCCCTTGCTACGTACGGAGCAACCCCACCCCCTCCAACCATCTTGTCCAACACGGTCAAGCTCTCCCCCTGAACCCTCCCATCAAGTAGGCTTTCGCTATGACCACCCTCTTCGCCCCTGCCCCCGTGTCCACGCTTCAGTTCTCCAAGACCGCGGCTGTTCCCCTGGATGATGACCCAACGAAGTGGGCGTCACAGATTCTCCAAGAGCTCTACCGGCAGGTCCCTGAAGCCTCGGAGTATGCTGCTCAGGTGATCATGCTGCGCGAGGAGCCGGAGCAGGGCTACGCCCTCGGCGTGATTGTGATTTCGGGGCAGACCGACTCAGCGCTCTCGGCGACGCAGTCAGACAGCCCACAGTCCAAGAAGGCGTTGGTGCCGATCATCGTCGCCAACAACGAGCTCTACCCGCTCGACACCCTGATGACGGCGGACAAGAAGATGCTCCCCCTCAATGGTGGGCGCCTGCGTGAAGCGCTTTTCCGCCCGAACACCTTCGACATGATGACGGATGACGAAGGCGACCAGAGCCTCTTCTCGATGTTCTACCCGCCAGGCCGCTCAGCCAACGCTCAGGGTTCCGGCATGGGCTTCGGCGGTGGTGCGGGCGGTGATGGTGGGGTCAGCTACATGATGGGCCCTGGTATGAAGAACGCTTCGGCTCAGGGGTTGCTGCACGCCATCTCGCACACCCTCTCGCAGCAGGACCTCGACGGCCTGGCAGAGAAGATTGCGGAGCTCGGACTCACCCCCTACCTCGCCACGAATGCGGCCTTTGGGGCGATGGTCTCGAAGATGGCAAGCCACGACGGTGCACTTCTTCGCAAGGGCGACGAGGACATCCTGATGGACAAGGCTGCGCGCCTCGCCCCCACTGACGTTCACCAGTTCGGCTGGGACCAGCACCGTGGGTACTGGATGAAGTCGGCTGCGCGCTCGCTCTACGCACCTCCAGGGGATGGCATCAACATCACGCGAGGGCAGCTCATTCAGCTCGCTGGCGCCAAGGTGGCTGCGAAGGTGGACGCTGAAGGCCCCGTCACGCTGGCTGAGTCAGTCGAGGGCCCGCTGAGCACCTCAACGGACCGCTGGGAGGTGGTCACGAAGGCCGGCGTCTACCGTGTCAAGGACACGAGCGGGAACGAGCTCACAGGTTGGGTCATCCCGAACTTGGTCGACCTTGATGGGACTCGAGTTCCGATGACGGCGTTCACGAACGGGTCCGCGGCCGCAGTTCAGTCCGAGGTAGTGGGATCGCCCGTATCGAGTTCGGCCGTGAACCTCACATCAGCCGCACCAAAGGGTACGGGCCTCTTCTATGTTGCCGGCCCTCAGGGCATTGAGGCCACGGTCCCCGTGCAGATTGTGGGCTCGGAAGCAAGCATGGATGGCAGCGACATCATGCACGTGATGTCGATGACGGGGACCCCCGCGCGCCTGCACTTCGTCGATGGTGTTCAGGCAATGGTCCCTGGGCACGATGAAGTTGTGTTGCCCAAGAGCGCGCGCTTCCTTCCAATGAGCAAGGAGGCCCCAGTGCCTCTGATGGACAACGTCGATGCGATGAGCGCGAAGACGGCGAGCAGTGGGTCCTACATCGAGGTCCGTCATGGCGGCACGGGTCATGTGAGCCTGACCCTCTTTGGGCTTCCTGAACTCGCAAAGACCGCTGCGAGGCACCAGAGTGTTGATGACGCAGTGTTCACGTTGTGTGCAGCCGGCTCCAGCCCACTTCGAGCGTACTCAGTCATCAAGACTGCCGAGCTCAACATGAGCACCGAGACGATGCGCGGCCTGCGCGATGTTCGCTCCGTGGACACAGTGCTCGAGGGCTCGATGAAGACTGCCTCGTTGCAGGTTGGTGCAACGCACAAGTACCGACGCGACTTGGTGAAGGAAGCTGCGGTGCTCCCCGACATTCAGACGGTGGACACAGTGTTGAGTCTTGGCTACATCAACCCCGAGAACATCCGCATCTACGTGGCCAAGCTGCCATACTTGGACCGCGCGTTGAACACGTTGTGTGAACTTGTTGTCTTCTCGCGCCTCGGTATGTCCGAAGTTCCTGAAGGCGCAGCAGCGCGTGCAGCACGTGCGCTCGACGAAGTGATTCAGGGCCTCAAAGGACTTGCAATGAGGGCCGCTGATTCCACAGTATCTACCCCACGATGAACAAATACTTGCGCATTGAGCACCAGGCTCGGTACTACATCCTCTTTCTAATCTCGCAGCAGCGATACACCCACAGCGAGATTCTGGGGCTTCTGGTACAGCAGAACATCCCAGTGCCGACGGATGACAAAGAGTTCGAGGCTCTGCGCAAGGAAATCATACAAGCACAACGGGGGCTAGTCCCGCCCCCACGCTACAGCCCACACAACCTCTCGCACGTGCCAACTGCAAGTTGGCTCCGAGAGTTGAAGGTGTACGATTGGTGGGCCCACGAAAGCGCCGTCTACTTCGCTGTCGACGTGCTTGACCAGCCATCGCTGCGCCGCGAGATGGAGATTTTGCTGCTGGGGCCTTTGCGTTATGGGGAGATTGCGACGCGCCTACGCACGCTCCACGAGCTACCGGAAGAAGCAATGAACCTGTCGGTTGTCCGCTACTTCGCGCACTACTTCTGGAACGTGGAGGCGCTACCCGCACATCGATGGAAGACCCTGCTCGCTGAGCTCCCTGGGGGTGGCGAGGACTACCGCTCAGTGCGCGAGGCCCCTCGTAGCTCCGTCGGCGCAGCGATGTCGTTGTTCATCGCGACACAGGGTGGTTCCGGTGTACCAAAGGAGTCCATCATCTTCCGGTACATCCGAGATGCGTGCTTCATGGAGTTCATCAAGCTCACGACGGCTCAAATCCCAGGCGTGGCGAAGAGCAACGCAATGTCCTCGCTGGTGTCCAGCCTGGTTGCTGCGCAAGACCAAGTTGACATGCGTCGCGGTGGTAGCGCGGAACTCATGGACGAGCTTGGCCGCCTTACTGCACGCTACGACAACCGGCCGCTCACCATGGCAGCTGAGTTGCCTCTTCACATCCTCCCTGAGGACATTCCCGAGAAGAAAGAAGTCGAACGATGAACACTCCTGCACAAGCAATCTCAGAGCACAAGAACCTCTCACCCGAGGAGCTCGTCCGAGCTGACCTCCCACAGATGGAAGCTGTGGGCCAGCCCCAGTACACGATTGAGTGGGGTCGTCGCCTCACGGACAGGGCGTTGGTTATTCACCTGTTCCCACACATTGTTGGCGACTCCATTTCGCCGACGTGGGACCCCAAGTGCCCGATGGACAAGCTGCTCGATGCTGCCATCCCGCAGCTCTTCTCCGCAGCTCAAGTGCACGCAGGGTTCGACACCGGGATGAACTCGTTCTTCATCATTGTACGCGGCTTTGAGCCCCTGGACCTTCGACTCGCGATGCAACGGTTCATGGACCTTTTGGTTTTGCCTCGCTGACCTTCATCAGGAATGGTTTCGGGAACGACACAGAGAAGCGGGTCTTGTGATGCGTGTTGCACGCAGTCATATACCCGCGTAGGGCAGTCTTCAGCTGGTCGCTGTGTGACTGGCTCACCTGAAACCACGACCCTTCGGTATTGGTTGTTGAACGAACTACAAGGTCGCCCAGCGCCTTAGATACGGTGGCAGTCATGTCGGCTAAAGTCAGCTTTGGGGCTGCGGATGAAGATCGGGACATCGGGATTGATTATGGCACACGGGTCCAAGACCTCGAGCTCAAGTCAAACCGCGCTCGAACGCGCCAGGCACCAAAGCTTGAGTTGCTCACGACGGAGTGGACCACTGCCTTCGTGCGCGTCAAGAACGGCAACACGGGTCAACCAATCCCAGTCGAGTACAGCGAGCGCCCGTACCTGAAGCGCATCTACGACACCCCCGCCACGAAGGTGTTGCTCTTCACCTCACGCCAGACCGAGAAGAGCACGACGGTTGGTAACCGCATCTTCGCGCGCTGTGGGATGCGCCCAGGCCACACGGTGCTGTTCGTTTCGCCATCTGCGATGCAGACGACCGTGTTCTCCAAGTCGCGCATGAACGAGATCATCGACATCAGTCCGATGCTCAAAGCGCAGACCAGCGTGCATCTGACGAACAACGTGTTCGAGAAGCACTTCGCCAACCGGTCCAAGGTCTACCTCCGATACGCCTTCCTCACCGCCGACCGTATCCGCGGCTTGTCCGTGAACGACATCTTCGCAGACGAAGTTCAGGACCTTCTGCCGGACACGATGCCCGTCATCGAAGAGACATCTTCCCACAACGAGGAGAAGCTGTTCGTCTACAGCGGCACCCCCAAGGGCTTCGACAACACCATTCACCAGTACTGGAACGACTCCTCTACGATGAGCGAGTGGGTGATTCCGTGCGAGCACCACGGCCTCCCAAAGCGCCCAGGCACCTGGCACTGGAACATCCTGGGGGAAAAGAATCTGGGTCGCACAGGCCCAATCTGCGAGCGGTGCGGCAACGCCATCAACCCTGAGCACCCCTACGCTCGCTGGGTAGAGATGCAGCCGTTTGATGGTGAGCGCGTGTCCTTCGAGGGCTACCGCGTGTGTCGTTTGATGGTGCCTTGGTTCTACAAGGTGCCGAAGATGTGGAAGGAGATTCTGGCGGCTCGAGAGCGTTACTCAACCGCCAAGTTCAACAACGAAGTCTTGGCGATCTCGTACGATTCATCCACCAAGCCGCTGACCAAGCTCGAGCTCATTGCCTCATGCGACTCCAACTACCCCAACACGCTGGAGAACGCGAAGAGGTTGGCGAAGGACAATACCGTCTTCTTCGGCATCGACTGGGGCAGCGGTGAGCGCGCTTTCACTGTGTTGACCGTCGGCGGCTACGTTCGCGGGGACAACGCCTTCCAAATCTTCTTCATGATGCGCTTCACTGGGCCACTCACTGACCCGGTGGCCCAGATGGATGAGATCGAGTCGCTCATCAACCTCATGCGTCCGAAGTACGTGGGCACAGACTTCGGGTTCGGCTTCTACCAGAACAAGCGCTTGCTCTCACGCTTCGGCAACCACCGCATCTTCCCGTTCGAGTACGCGCCGCGCCTGAACGTCAAGTTGAAGTACGTGGCAGCTATCCACCGTACGATGGCTTTCCGCACCCCTTTGATGTCGGACATGTTCGTCGCGCTCAAAAAGGGGAAAGTACGCCTGCCGAGGTGGGACACCATCGAGAAGCCCTACGGTGACGACTTCCTCAACATCCACGCCGAGGACTCTGAGAACTTGCGCATGATTCGCTATGGCAAAGCGAACGGGAAGAACGACGACACCTTCCACGCATCGCTCTACTGCCTGCTCGCTTCTATGCTCGAGCACAAGCGCACCGACATCATCGCCCCCTTCCAAGAGGCTGAGCTCGCTGAGCTTGCCGGCTACGTGAGTGACGACGAGTACATGCGCGACATCCCCATCAGCGACCCCAGCTACTACTAGGGCAAAACAAAAGGGTGCCCAGCTTTCGCCGGGCACCCTCTCATTCAGTTCAGAGCGCGGTAGGCGCGCCCTGGACGACTGCTGCCGAGGCTGCGCGTGCGGCGCGACCACGACGTGTGTACTCGAAGGCGGCGGCGCCTGCCGAGACCGTGACGGCGACTGCCGCTGCGGGGCGAAGCAGCCGCCAGGCCGCGTCGAGGCCGGTGTTCATCTTGTAGATGGCGCCATCGAGGAAGCCCTTCGGCTTCATCGGGACGACCGTCTCGAAGATGGCGGCGACCTTGTTGGCCACCTCCTCATTGGCGACCTGCGCCGAAGCTGCCGCCGCAGCAATCTCCTCAACCGCCGCCTTGGTCTCTTCGTGGCTCTTGCGCATGGTGTTCATGATGTCGTGGTGGCGAGCATCTGCCATGCGAAGCGCCCACTGCTGCTCTGCGCTGAGGGTGGGGTTGGTGCTGTTCACGTGGGTCGTCTCAACTGCTGCTGTGTTCTCGGTCATGGTCATTCTCCAGTTCATGTTGTAGTGCCGTGGGATCCCTGAACGAAAGGCACTGGACTCGTTCACCTTACTGATAGGGGCTTTTGGGGCTCTTTTTGCGCTAGATGTCCAACTTGGTCACAGAGCCCGCGTTGAGCTCGATGAACTCGCGGCGCGCATCCACATCCAACCCCATGAGCAAATCGAACATGCGCTCGCTCTCCACGGCGTCGTTGATGGTCACTTGCTCGAGGAGGCGCGCGTCTGGCCGCATGGTGGTTTCCCAGAGCGTCTCCGGGTTCATCTCCCCAAGCCCCTTGTAGCGCGTCAGCTTGTAGCCAGAGGTGTCGCCCACTGAAGCTTGGAACTCCTTCAGCGCGGCGTCGTCTGTGAAGAACTTCTCCATGGTGCCACGCTTGACCCGGTACAACGGGGGCACCGCTTTGTAGATGAATCCCTCATACACAAGGCGCGGCATGTACCGGAAGAAGAAGGTCAGCAGCAGCGTTCGGATGTGCGAGCCATCCACATCGGCATCCGTCATCAGGATGATTTTGTGGTAGCGGAGCTTCTTCAAGTTGAAGTTGTTGGTAGCCTCTGTGCCGCAGCCAAGCGCTGTGATGAGAGTACCGAGCTCACCGTTGTCCATGACGGCTTCGAGAGATGCGCGCTCAACATTCAGCACCTTGCCGCGTAGAGGCAGGATGGCTTGGATGCGGCGGTCTCGGCCACCCTTGGCTGACCCACCAGCGCTCTCCCCCTCCACGATGAAGAGCTCGCACTCCAGCGCATCCTTGCTCTGGCAGTCGGCGAGCTTGCCTGGAAGGGACATCACATCCATCTCGTTCTTGCGCAGAATCTTCTCGCGGGCGCGCTTGGCAGCTTCACGTGCTGTCGCATTGAGCACCGCACGCTCAGCGATGCGCTTGGCAACCGAGGTGTTGCGCTCCATCCATGAGCCAAGGTGCTCTTGAAGAAGGTCTGCCACGAGCTTTCGCGCGCCCGCTGTGACCAGCTTGTCCTTAGTCTGCGACGAGAACGAGATGTCCGGCACTCGGATGTTCACCACCGCCACAATCCCGGTGCGGATGTCGTCGCCTGTGACTCCATCATCCAAGTTCTTGCCGAGCTCGTGCTCCTTGATGTAGTTGCCGATGACGCGCGTGATGCCCTCACGGAAACCAGTGAGGTGCGTGCCACCATCGCCGTTCCGAGTGTTGTTCGCGAAGCAGCGCACGTCCTCTGTGCCGGCGTCAGTCCAGGTCAGTGCCACCTCGGCGCCACTCCGCTTCTTGAACTCCTTGAGGTGCAACACCTCGAACAACGGTTTGCGCCGAGAGACCAAGTCCTCGACGTACTCACGGATGCCTCCGGCGTAGAGGTAGACGGTCCCCTCTGCCTTCGACTTTCGCGCGTCGATGAACTCAATCGAGAGCCCGGGGTTCAGGAACGCGAGTTCCTGCAATCGTTGAGTGATGACGCTGGCATCGTACTCCACAACACCGCTGAAGATTGTGAGGTCGCGTTGCCACGTCACCGTGGTTCCATGCTCTGTGGTCGGCTTGCCAGGCGACACCTCAGTGACCGGGACCCCACACTTGTACGCCTGGCTCCAGATGAACCCATCGCGCTTGACCTGGACCACCAAGCTGCTGCTCACAGCGTTGACCGCAGAAATGCCAACGCCGTGCAGGCCCGCCGACTGCTCGTAGGAGTTGTGGTCAAACTTCCCGCCAGCATGCAAAGAGGTCATCACGAGTTGAAGCGCCGGGACCCCCTCTTCAGGGTGCATGTCCACCGGGATACCGCGGCCGTCGTCCTCGACTGAAGCAAACCCGTTGGGGGACAGCCGAACAACAACCTTGGATGCATGCCCGCCAAGGTGCTCATCAACGGCGTTGTCCACGGCCTCCCAGACGAGGTGGTGGAGGGCATCGCCTGACGTAGAGTCACCTAAAAACATGCCAATCCGCTCGCGAACTGCCTCCAACCCTTTGAGCTGCCGAATGTTTGATGCGTTGTACGTCATCCGTTTTTCCTGATCTTGTTGTTGACTATCTTCCAAGCGTGCCTGTACTTAATCTTGTACTGTTTGGAGAGCTCCATAGCGGTGGCCCCTGCTGCGTGTCGTCTACGCATCTCAGCTACTTGAGCGCCTGTGAGCAACGCCTTGTAGTGACCTTCCCCGTGCGTCTGACGAAGCTGCTGGTCTCTCTGCTTGGCGTTCTGTGCGCGGGACCCCTCTTGCAAGTGGCGAGGGTTGCAACAGGGTGGGTTGTCACACGTGTGCAAAATGCACTGTGTGGGCTGCCCGTACACTGCGGCATATGCCACTCGATGTGTGAGAGACTTCTTCCCTTTGACCAACTTGTTGCACACGAGCCCGTACCCCTGCGGGTTGACATTTCCTGGCCAGGGCCAGCACGCATCTGGATCATCCAGGCGCACTCGGTTGAGCACCTGCGCATACAGGTTTTGAAGGTATGCAGCGTCTGCGATGGGGTCACCTAATGCGATAGGCTCCCCATCCTTCATTGGCGCTTCTTCTCGTTGAGAGCGACCAAGGCCAGACCAATGTCCTTCGCCTTGCTCGGGTCGCAGGTGATCAACCATTCATCCGTGGAGGTGATGTTGACCTCAGCCTTCGGATCAATCTCCTTCACCGCAGCGACCACCTCATCCATTGCGTTATCCATGAGGCGCTTTGCCTCCGCTTCCACCTGGCGGAAACCGTGTGTGACGAATGCCATGTCAGCTCTCCTTGTAGGCTTTGGAAGCCCCGATGCATTGCCGGTGTTCGCTGCGAGGCTGCAACTCCATGTTGGGCCCATATGCGGTGGCGTGGCACGCGAGGTCCCCACGCTGTAGGGCGTCGAACTTCACGTTCTCGCGCGCCTCCTCCACTGTGTGCCCATCATCTGTGCCCATCCCACCTTTCTTCTTGAGGGCGTTGACGACGGCGCCGAACTCCTTGTCGTTGCCCTCAAGAAAGGGGCAGCTCTTGCACTGTTTCTCAACCTCGGGAAGCCTTGCCATCCAGAGATGTCGTCCGTTGCTCTTGCTCATGTGTCCTCCAGCACGTCGTGAAATGTGACGCGCATGTGTTGTTGGCGCGCGAGGAGCGCACGCACTTCGGAATCAAACTGTTCCACGCGTCTCTTAGCGTGTACTTGAAGTTGCTGGAAAGCCTCAAGCGGGGTCTGCCCGCTCCTTGAAAGGTAGACCTCTTTGTCCTTTACATGGGCGCGCCAGTACACCCCTTGGGAGTCAGGAGGCAGGGCCCAAGTTAGGACTACCCCTCGCCACTTGTACATCTGGCGAAGTTCGCCAGTGAACTGGCAGACATTAAGTACCTTCAGCGGATAGAAGATGCGAGTGTCAACTTCCACCAGCGCAGGTGGTTCAGGGCGTTTCATCGGTGTCCGGGTCACGCAGGTCATCTTTGGGGACCCACTTCCACGCAGCAACGAAGGCACCGTCAGCCGACAACAAGACCTTGGCGTCGTCATCAAACTCAAGCTCGTCTGTGGCGTAGGTCTCCTTCGCTGCTTCGCGATACTCAAGGGCCCCCGCGGCGTTCAGCCACTGCAAGAAGTGCTTGAGCATTTTCACCAAGCTGACCTCGATGATGAGTGCGCTCTCGTACGAGGAAGCCAGATGGCGCGGGAGCAAGTAGAAGCCGTACTCATCGAAGTCGCGCGAAACCACGGCGTGCTGACGGTACATGGCGTTGGCCAATCGAATGGGGCGCGAGCACTTGTCCAACCTCAGGGCCTTGAGTCGGAAGTCTGAGACCCACATGCTCAGCACTTCCACATGCGTCTTGGCGTTATCCGCCATCTGTTTCAACTTGTTGTTACCCAACACCCACTGCTGGAAGTGGTCCTGGCTTTTCCTGGCGGCGATGTGAAACGGAATGAGCACCTTCGCCTTGCGTGCAAGGGTGAGCCCTGCCGACTTGTAGATGACCCAACACTCAACGGTATGGACTTTCATAGCCCTCCTTACCTCTCTGATAGGACAAAGCGCCGAAGTTCATGT